TTAGCTAAAATGTACTCTGCAGATGTTTTTGCATATCCGGTTTGATCTAATACAGATGTTAAACTAGTTTTGTCATATGTTACTTCATTGTTATCAAATTCAACAAGCAAAGCTTTTAATCGTATCATGATTTTTTACCCCAATTTTTTGCACCTTTCTTTCTACAAGCCGATAACGCTAATGATCCATATGCTGAAGGCCATGTTCCGCCATCGCGAGTATAACGAGCTTTTACTTTGTAGTAACATGCATCTCGTTTTGCTTTCTTTTTTTCTTCTATTACTGATTCAGCTTTTGGGGTACGTTTACCCATTCCAACTTTACGTTTCTGTGCAACTAAGGATTTTTTTTCTTTCTTATCAAATGAACTCCATGTTTTAGGAGTGTCTTTAGATATTTTGCGAGAAGGACGACACTTCTTAACACCTTTGGTTTTATCATTGCCACAAGGACGTCCATGTTGATCTGTCCATTTTTCTTTTACCCAACGGCGAAGGTCTTCTGACAATAAATCAACTAAACGTATCATCGTCCTCGTTCCTCGCGTATAATCAATTCACCCAATACTTCTAATCGACCAACTTCACGTTGAAATTCAATTTGAGTCATTGAAGTAGAAATCTTTTTATATGTTTCATCAAATTCTCGTTTTGCTTTATCTAAATCAAATCGACCCGCCGCTGCTCGTTTGTAATAAGGAAGTTTAACTTTAAAATGATGCCATGTAAGTAAGGCTAATCCGCCTTTCTTTTTTGCATTGTCGACAATCTTTTCTGCTCCAGCCTCGCGGGTATCGGCAAATGATTCAAAAGTATCTTTTTTTTCTTCTTTTGATTCAAACAGTAAATTTATTAGTTTCATATTAATAAATATGTTTACCACATTTCTTCTTGAGTATACACACAAACTATTTCCTCACCAGATTCGATATCCCGAATTGCTACAAATTCATCTAAATTTAAATCGTGAGTAACGTTTGGAGAATCAGAATGATTTACAAAATAAGATAAATTGATATTATTTGGCGTACGAGATAAAAATATGCCATGTGCAGTTGAATTACACATCGTATTTAAATATGATTTTACATCTTCATGCAATCCAGGTAATTCTGCCCAGCTAATAAATGTAGTATCTGCAGTAACATCTTTCATTAATACTTCTCCTTTTTTTATTGGAAGTATTGTAAACAAACCTACACCATCACAAACTTTAGATGGCTTTAAACGAAGATTAGTGTTATGAAGTATGTGTTGAATTATTGTTTGTTTTGTCATCTTCTTTGGTAAAATTGGTTATGTAATTGTAATCGGTTTCAAAGCCACCCTTTCCTTCAACACTATATACTGTCATATCAATTCGGTATCCAGGATTTTTTTCAATTCGTTTGAATGTCCACGCATTATCCATCCATATAATTCTATTATTTGGATAAATAAAAAAATTACCATTATCCATTTTAAATACGTGGCCACATTTGTGTTCTGGTGTTTCAGAAAAATTTGTATCAATTACATTTCGATTTTCATGTGACCAATCCAATGTAAACATATAAACGCCTTGACGTTTAATACCTGTTATTGAAATCAAATCTGCTCGAAGTCCCGATAATCTTTCTCTAACATGCACATCGATATAAGAAGAAAAACAATCCCAATATACATGCTCCGTTAATGGAAGAGTTTCTGAATCTTTTTTCCAACAAAATGCATGAATCGGCCGTCTCGTCCAATTGACACCATTTTCTAAAAAGGCTTCAAATAACGGAGTACGTTTTTGTATTGATGCTACAGAATGTACATCTGCAGCGGTAAATTCACCTAGGCCTTGTTCGTGATTAAATAAAAACTCATTCCTAATCCAACATGTAATTGTAGGAATGTTTGCATTTAAATATGCCATATAACTTATTTTTTATGTTTTGAAATCTCGACTGCAGCAAGTTGTTTAAGTGCTGCTCGTTTTGATTTTGGACGTTTAGATAATCTGCGTCCCGATTTAGTAGTAGCAAAATATCCTGCTTCTGTTTTTTCGATACGCTCTGGCATCAATTGTTTTAATCGATCTTTAAACCCAACTGGAATGAATTGTGGTTGTGGCATCGGCGCTGGCATCATTGCATCTTGCCCATTTGCAGTATAATGTGTTAGATAATCTTTAACGCGGTTCATGTAATCAGCTGCTAATGTTATTTTAGCTTCTAACCATTCTGGCAAATTATCCATATCTTGAATTATGTTGGCAACTGCTTGAGCATCTTCTGCACATTCCATTGCATCATGTTTAGCCATTGATCCTTCATGCGAATCTTGACATCCGCCTTTTTTTCCGCCGCAACCACAACTACATTCGTTCAACCGTTTCATGTTAAGCCTTTGCTAATACTGACCAAATAGTTCCAGTTAATGTAATAATACCACCAACAATTTCTGTTACGGTAGTTTCATCAATCAATCCTTTAGTAACTAAAATACCTCCGACAAATGTTAAGGTGTGTCGAAGAATACCAAGTACTTGTTCTTTTGTTAAACGTTTCATATATTCCTTTTTTATATAAATATAATGTTTTATGGATTCAATGCAATGCTATACCATCCGGCATTTGTTGCACTGTAAATGTATAATCTAGCCCCAGCATCGTCCCAATAAATACTGCCAGCAGCGGGTGGAGAAGCTGTAGTTTGCGAACCCGGTAAAATAAATTGTCCCGTACCAGAACCATCGCCACCTGCAATAAATGATAAATCTACATTAGCAAATTTACTTTGTACTGTAAATGATCCCGACAATCCTACACTTCCACTTAATGTTGCACCCGCTATTACATTGGTACCTGGATTGATCGTTATACCCGTTGTAGATTTTAAACGTTCTGCTGTTGGTTGAGCATTTGCAGAATCTGAAATTACTGGATAAAAACTTGCTTCTGTAGTACTACGTTGAATTAAAACTTGATCGGATGTATCTGAAAACGATGCTGTGCCTAATAACGAGGCCGTTACTCCCGCAGTAACGCGTAATGATCCGGTAATGTTCAAATTATTCGTTGTTGAATAAACAGAACCAGTTAGTGCAAATATTCCTCCTCCACCACTTCCTCCGTTAATAGCATATGATGCAGTTAATGCATATGATGAGCTCATTGCATTTAACGCATAACTTGCTGTCAATGGTACATTTGCTGCATATGATGCACTTAGCGCCGATGTAGCAAAAGATGCAGTACCTGTTAGTGCACCGACTAACGATCCGCTAAATGATCCAGTTGCAACGACCGTAGTAGTTGTACTAGTACCATCTAGTGCATCTATAATGTTTGTTATATGTACGGCTTGTATCGTTCCGCCGCCAGTGATACCCGATCTACTTATCGTCCCCATTTATGTCCTTATTTCTTTTTTTGTATATTGGCCAATTCTTAGTTTTTTCATTGAGCCATTCTTGCCGCTCATCACAACCACAATCTTCATCTAATAGTTGTGCAATACGTTTTGCTAAATCATCTAAACGAGTTGCACTCGTTATACGTTTAATATCATCGCCTAAACCTCTACTTTGCATATCTGCTCCCATTTTGTATTTTATTTAATAATTGTAACATAAAAGTTTGCCATTGCCCTGTATGAGGAATTTCAAAAACCTTTGTACCAGGATACGAATATTCTTGTTCGGGATGCATTAATTGCATATGGCCAGTATCATCAATTCCTAAAACTTTGTATGCTACATTACGCATCGTTATTCGATTGCTAGGTATCAATGTACACTTACCTGGAAAATCCCATTGGCCATTTGGATGAGTAACGCCATTTGTTTGATGCAAAATATCATCCCAATCTGATTCAGTAAGTTTTCTTTTTCCCGTAACATGTTGTGCTAATGAATCCGCAACGTTTTCATATATTACAAGTTGACCCATATTCAGTCGTTGTAACATTTCTTTAAGTTTGTCAATTAATCCTTTATTACGTAAATGTTTAAAGGCTAAATTTTCAATTGAATATTCTCCAGCTGCATCTAATCCTGCTTGACGAAGATTGCGTAGCTTAACTAAAATATGTTCTATTTTTTCTAAAGCATCTAGATCAGTTTCTTCAATATTATTTATTTCATATTCATATGGTTTAGCTTTTTGTTGAATTAAATCATCATCAATTGAAACTAAATCTGAATCAGGTTTGCGAATCCATTTGTTTTGCATTAATGAATATATGCCTACTGATCCATGTAAACTTTCATTTGAATCTTGTGCATACAATTCAATGTTCATACCTTTATATGTTAACGGATATTTTGAATTCCAAATACTTTTTTTAGCTTGAAGATATTTTTCGACTAAATATAAATTGTTACCTACCTTTGAATAGTTAATAACAACATGCAAATCGATATCGCTATGCTCCGTCCAATTATAATTGGCATTGCTACCAATCATAATGATATCAATTACGGGTGCATTGATTTCTAAAAAATCATAGAATGCGGTTGCAATTTTCAAAAATCCAGCACGCAACTTCTTGGGCAGACATCCATCTGTCCATAACTTAGGATTAAGTTCTTGCTGTGTTTGATATTCGTTAAGCATTTTATATAAATATCATTATTTCCAAAAGAGCTGTACTAAAATAAGAGATACTGCTAACATCAAAGAAACTGCAGTTTTTAAGTTGATAGCTTCGCCTTTAAACATATATGTCATTATAGTAAAAATAAAAATACCTGCAACGAATGATGTAAACCGACCTGGCCAGAATTGTCCGCCGAAGCCCGATACTGCATACCGCGTTGCTTCCATAAATGCCCATGTAATCGGAATACCTAAAAACATCAAAGCAAGTTTATATGTTCGAGCCCATTGCCATAGTAATGGCCCATTTACTTGAACCCAAACAACGATTTGACCCAATAAGAATATTGTTATTGATAACGCAATGTGTCGATAATTCATTGCAAAGATTTTAGCATTGCAATCATACGAGGACATGGATAAATATCCGATTTATCTTTTCGATAAGAATTATGAGTATAAACACCTGGTTCTCCTTTCAACGCTCGTGTCGATACTGTCCATAAGTCATCGTGTCGGTATGTTAAGTCAATGCCATATATTTCATTCCAATACACTAATAATTGACGAGTTGATTCAATTTGTGCATCAGTATATCGATGATAAAATTTATATCCTTTATATGGAGTATCTAATTCAGTAACTTGATCTGCAGATATTTCTCGATCTACGTAGTTATAGAATTTTCCATTAACTTTATCTAATGGCCCCCAGTTACAAATCTCAATGCCAATTGCATGTTTATCTAATGCTTTATAAGGTAAACCTTTCGATCTAAATACATCTGGTTTGATTCCGAGATGATATCCCCAATGCTTAGATGAAAATGATTGACAAATTTCGCCATCATATGTATCTTTTGATTGACCTTTACCAGAAATAACAATTGGTGTAGCAATACGTCCTCTATCATCATTGTCCCACATTTTAATAGTACCAGGACCAGATGAGTTACCTGCTGTATGATGTAGAGTTATTTGTTTCTTTTCTGTTACTTCTTTAATGTATTGCGATTCGCGTAATGGAATTTGTTTAATTTTTGATAGATCTAACTTCATAACTTAATCCTTTTGTCGTGTACCTTTATGTAAATCAATTTTATCTAATATTTCGGTTAATAATTTGCCTTCAATAAATCCGGCCATAGATGCATTTTTTAAAGCACTGATGATTTGGAAGAATATGAATGGCAACAATATTGTTTCACTCAACCAACTTGTTCCTGGAAACCCCTTTTCAATGATTAACAATGTCGTTAAAAACATAATCCAAACTACTCCGGTTCTTAAAATTTTAAGAGCTTTAAATGTTTTAAATCCTTCTCGGCGTGCTCCTGCTATCATTCCAAATATACCATCTAATGCTACAGTAACAACAATTGCTAAATATTGTTCGGCATTATCCATGGTTAAATTCAATAAATACGTGCAAAGAAATGATACTGTTGTTGCAATCGACATCAATAATCCCGTTTTCATTCTACTCATACCTTTTTCATACAGTTGGTTCATCATCTTGTTTTTTTGAATGGTTTGAAAACTTATCTACTACAGTTCCAAACATAGCTGCAATAACAATATATTCTATAGCATCAACTAAATATTCTGCAGGTGCAATAGATTTTGAATAAAGTGCATTAACAAACATTATAACAAGCAAAGACAAAAATCCAACAAATCCAATTACGCGTTTAGACGACACATCGCCTGATCGAGCGTCAGATAACATTCGTTGAAAAAAGTTTTTGCTTTTACTCAATGTATTCCTTAGTTTTGATAACATTTGTTTCATAGATAAATATACGTTACTTTGAAATAACATGATAAATTAATCTTTTTTTGATATTGCTCTTCCAACTTGCCGTTCCCAATCTCTATCTGTACGTACGATATTGTTCTTTTTAATAACAGAATCAATGATTGTAGAATCAACATTTAATGATTTCATCAATGTTTGCAATGCTGCAATATCTTTTGGAAAACAATGTCCACCGTATCCAAAATCGCCATCTGGACCAGGAACAGACCAATGTGTATTACCTAACCGTTC